CGCATTTTTCAAACCAAATTATGTGTAGTATAATAAAAGAAAGGAGGTAAAAATTATGATACCAAACATTTCAGATTTCAAAGATAAGGTGACCAAAAAGCTCATTTCCCTTCAGGCGATTGATGCCGAGAACGTGGCGATTGCCACCAAGCAGTTTAGTGCTGTAGACGGCAAGGAGCTTCCCTCTCAAGTCGTGGGAGTAACGATAACCGAAGTAGATGAGGCGATTGCTAATAAAAAGATTGAACTTGCCGAATTAGAAGCGTTTAAGGCTGGTTTAAAAGCGGCAGTATAGAAAGAAGGTAAATATTTATGTCAAACAATCAAAAGATTGAGGATAAAAAGGAAGAGCAAAAGACTCCCACGGCGGAGGAGTTCGCTAAAAGTTACAACGAATTGTGTGAGAAGATGGGGTGGAGGGTGGTGGTAGCTCCTTCGTGGGTAAGTACAAATCACGGGAGTTTTGAGATGGTATTACAATACACGACAGGACGATTACCAGAATTAGAAACTAAATAACAATAATGTATGATTGAAGAATTGTTGCAACGGACAGGGCTAAAGTATGAAGACCTTAACAAGGCTGAACGGGAGACGCTGGATTCATGGATGCAGTCATTATCAAAAAATGAATTAACTCTGGCGGGAGTAAAATCTTATATTGTTTCCATGCGGGACTCGGTAGAGCAAGAGTTGACGCAAGTCGGCCATAATTCAAAGCAAGACATCTTTTTGAAAGCCAGACTGCGAAACTATATGTTATTAGAGGGATTTTTAAGCACGCCGGAGAGGGCTAAACAGGCGATTGAAAAAGCAATCTCCGGTATCGTGCCGGGGCGGTGAGAAAGTAATTGACAACAATGCTATACTCAATAAGTAGCCTAACCCTTATATAAGGACTGGAATATGCCAAAACACCACAAGCCAACCTCAGAAGAATTGGAAGCCGCGATCAAGAAAGCCGACGCAGAGATTGATGCAATTGATAATCCGAAGGAACCGGAAGCGCCTCCCGTTAACCCGGAACCATCGGTAAAGCCAGAAACTCCGCCCGTAGAACCGAAAAAGCCGGTAGAAGCCCCTAAAGAAAAAGAACTGACGCAGGAGGAAATTGATTATAAGAAAAAGTTTATAGCCTCTACCCGCGAAGCCCAGATATTATCGGCTAAAAATAAGAAAGTAATGGAAGCGTTCGAAAAAGCCGAGGCTATCGCAGATCCAACAGATGATGATATGACAAAAGAATATCCGGATTGGGAAGATATGGGCGAATTTGAAAAGAAGATCGCCAAAAGTAATTTAGTCAGTACTCGCAGATTTTCGGCTATTTCGGAGATTGCTAAAGGATTTAAAGATTTGGAGGCATGGCAGAATAAAGTTGATGAGTTTATTGGAGACCCCAAAAATCTAGTTGATTATCCGGAACTGGAAGGTAAGCAGGAAGAATTTAAGTTTTTTGCCACCAAGCCCACCAGAAGCGGAGTAGAGTTTGAGACCTTAGTCTCGGCGTTCGCCCATGATTTTGAGAAGGCAAAGCCGATAGTCAAAAAAGCGGCTATGTTTGAGATGGGGTCTGGCGGTCCCAACGATAAGCCCAAACCGAAAAGCGATAAATTAACATTGGCAGAGGCTTCTGCTCTTAGAGACAGGGATTACAAGAAGTGGAAAGAGTATCTTCTTGCCGGAAAAATTGAAGAAGAAGAAATTTAATTTAGGGATTTTATATATTTAACGTGTGTGTAACATTTGGAACACATACCCAGGGCAGTATGCTCATAGTTTGTTCTTTGGCAGACGACACATTCAAAATATTTTCTACTCCACTTTTTATTCTTACTATTTTCAATGGTTTGGTATTGTCCAAAACACTTTCTGGAACAAAATTTAGAAATTCCATTACTATAGCCTATGGTTCTTCTGAATCTTTTTCCGCACCATAAACATAGGTAAAATTTATAATGCGTGAATCTATGTCTTTTTTCTCCCCTATGAAGTTCATAATGACAGCTATTGCAGATTGATAAAAGATTCTGTGGTCTGTTATTTTTAGGGTTACGGTCAATGTGGTGTATGGAAGCTGCTCTTCCATAACAGATTTTACAGTCAGATTCTATTATTTTTTTACCCTGTTTGGTTCTAGATAAACCAGCGTGATAACCTGTCAAAATTTGATGTATCCTTTGCCTAGAGACGGACATTATTCGTGATATTTGAGCATAACTATGTCTCTTTTTATATAATTGTAGGATTAATTTTTTATCTAGCATATTATTATTGTACTTAAATGTCTTTACATTTGTCAAGTTGACATTATAAACTTGTAGTAGTAATATTGCAGATAGATAACTTCCTAACCTCTTGTAAGAGACTGGTAAAAATCTAAACTTAATAGATTTATACCAAAATGGGATCAACAAGAGCAACAACGCTAGCGCAAGGATTTTCACAAAAACTTTTGAAGGAGATGTATGACAGGTCTCTTCTGGACGCGATTGTAAACCGTGATTATCAGGGTGAGATTAACGAAGTCGGTTCCAAACTCAATATCCTTAATTTCGATAGAATTTCCGAGAAAACTTACGATGGAAGTAATTTATCCGTTGACTCCTTAACCGAGAACAACACAACTTTGACGATTGACCAATTTAAGTCTTTCTACTGGAAAGAAAAAACCCTTGATAATTGGAAATCCTATATTAAAAATCCACATCCGACAGTCGTAGCCCAAAAAGCCGATGAGAGGAACAAGAATATGGACGAGTTCGCTTTTGGTCTATATGCAGACATCGGCGCCGGCAATAGGGTGGGAACAGACTATACAACTGGAACAGTTACCGTTGATGTTACAACCGGTCAAGTTACCGGCTCCGGTACAACTTTCACTGCCGCGATGGTCGGGCGAGGATTCAAGGCGGACGGGCATACGACTTGGTACAGAGTTAAGACCTACAACTCTGCCACGGATATAATCATTGAAGACGACCTTGATGACATAACTTCCGCTTACACCGGCGGAGCGATTGCCGGCGGGTCAACCTACACGATTGAATCTGCGACTACCGTTGCTATTACAACTGCTAATTTGATGGCTAAAGTAGCTGCCCTGAGGGAAAAGCTGGATTTGGCCGAGAAGAATGGTTATAACTCCGTTCCAGATTCCGATAGATGGCTTTTAGTCCCACCGGAATTTGAGACGAAGTTAGTCCAAGCCAGCGGAATCGCCCTACACGTTCCGGCGGTCTATGAAGACTTGGTTAAAAAGGGCATGATTACCGAACTGTTGGGATTCAAAGTCTTCAAGACCAACAGACTTTCCGGAGATAACACAGATGGATACCATGTAATCGCCGGTCATTCAAACTGGCTGACTTTCGCCGAGAAGTTACTGGCTGCTGACATCGAGGAAGATTTGGTTGCAAACTTCGGCTCAGCCTACAAAGACTTATTTGTCTATGGTGCTAAGGTCGCAGATTCACGCCGGCATATGGCCGCGGAGGGATTCTGGACATTCTAAAAAATAATTAACACGCCTTGGCTTGAGCAATAGAGCTTCCCAAATTGGCTTAAAGGCAAAAGCCAACGCTCAAGAAAAATGCCAAGTTTTGAACTAAAATCACAATTATCCCAAAGAACGCAAGACGAGATTACCCGTATAGAGGCTATTGCGTCCGCCCAGAGGACGACTACCGAGGCCAACTTTTTGACGGCCATAGCCCCTTATAGGACTAACGCAGTCCTTCGATACGACACCACTGCGATTAAGACTCCGCAAAATCCTAACCCTCAAGCGTCAACAGACGACATTATCGAGGCAGAGGGGAACACTTTGCCGACTGCCTACTCCGGATTTAAGCAAGGGGCTTTATTTAGAGATCTGGATAAGTCGGGAATGAATATTTATATCAACGTCGGGAGCAACACTTCTGCTTCATGGACTTTACTGGGGCAGATTATGTCCGCCTCTCCGTCTTTGTCTTTGTCTCCGTCTCCCTCAGTGTCTGTGTCTTTGTCCGGTTCGCCATCTCCAAGTTTGTCAAGCTCTTTGTCGCCGTCTCTCAGCAAAAGCCCGTCTCCGTCGTTGTCGGCTTCTCTATCGCCATCTCTTTCGGTGTCTCCGAGCCTGTCAGGGTCTCTCTCGCCGTCTCTTAGCCAGTCTCCAAGCGTGTCGGTATCGCTGTCGCCGTCTCTTAGCGTATCTCCCTCTCTTAGCGTTTCTCCGAGCCTGTCTCCGTCATTGTCGCAATCATTCTCGCCGTCTGCGTCTCCTTCATTATCGGGAAGTGTATCGGTTTCATTGTCTGCCAGCCTTTCAGGCTCTCTGTCATCTTCCGTGTCAGAGTCAGCGTCATCAAGCCTGTCTCCAAGTGCATCAGTTTCTCAATCGCTATCTGTCAGCCTTAGCCCTAGCGTTTCACCCAGTTTGTCAAAATCTCCGTCTCCTTCTTCAACCGCCAGCTTGTCGTCCAGTCTTTCGGGTAGCTTATCATCGTCTTTATCTCCAAGTGCGTCTTCTAGCCCGTCTCACAGCGTCTCACCGTCTCCGTCGGTGTCTATCAGCGCCTCTCCAAGCGTGTCTGCCAGCGTTTCGGTCTCTGTTTCTCCTAGCAAGTCAGAGTCCTTGTCGTCAAGTCTTTCTGGTTCACTGTCTCCGTCTTTGTCAGGGAGCCTCTCTCCGTCTCTGTCTCCGAGTTTATCTCAATCTTTGTCTCCGAGCCTGTCCGTATCGCCATCGGCTTCGGTTAGCTTGTCAGAGTCTCCAAGCCCTTCATTCCCGTTCTAGTGTGGTAAAATTGGGGTATGAATGGGTTAGTCTCCGTTACAATCCCCAGCCGCAATGAGATTTATCTTCAAAAGACAATTCTTGACCTTTTAGCCAAAGCTACCGGACAAATAGAAATTATTGTAGTGCTTGACGGGTATTGGCCCGAACCGGAAGAGTTGGTTAACGATAAGCGTGTCATCTATATTCATTTCAGTGAACCAAGGGGCATGAGGGGGGCGATCAACGCCGGAGTATCTATATCTCACGGTGAATTTATAATGAAGTTAGATGCTCATTGCATGGTCGGGGAGGGGTTTGATGAAGCATTGAAGGCAAATTGTGAATATGATTGGGTGACCTTTCCGCAAAGGTTCGCACTTGATGCGGAAAAATGGGAAATTGAGAAAAGAACAGATGACAAATATCCGGTAAGTTATTACTTTCTTTCGACAGATTTACACGCTATTCCATGGAAAAAGAAAAACAGAGATAAAAGTTTAGAAGAAAAGAAAATCGATCAGGTTTGTTCAAGTCAAGGTTCATGCTGGTTCATGAAAAAGAGTTATTTTAATTATTTAGAGTTAGAAGATGAAAGTAACTATGGTCGTTTCGCTTCGGAGTTCCAAGAAATCGGGCTAAAATGTTGGTTATCTGGCGGTAAGGTTATGGTTAATAAAAATTGTTGGTATGCACATCTACATAAGACGGGGGGGAGAGGATATTCTCTTGGAGTTAATGACTTTGAAATAGCAGAAAAATATGTAAAAAGATGGATGACGGAAAAAGTATGGCATAAACAGCGCAAGCCTTTCTCCTATATGATAGAAAAATTTATGCCCATGCCAGGATGGCCTGGTAATTGGAAAGAAACTTTAAATATTAAATAAAATGGCTTTTAAAAAGGGTTATGTACCGTGGAATAAGGGTAAAAATGTTAATTATGCTCCCATGCGTGGTAAAAAACATTCTATAGAAACTATAGAAAAAATGCGTAGAGTTCATACGGGGATAAAGCATACCGAAGAAGAAAAAAGGAAAATAGGTCAATCACACTTAGGAATGAAATTAGGTGAAGGAACTAAAAAGAAAATAAGTGAATCAAAAATTGGTTGTCTAGGCTGGAACAAAGGAAAATCTAACACTTGGGCTAAAGGAGAAAAAAATGTTAATTGGA